TGGAAGGAACTGCTCCGCCTACAGAACAACAAGTACAATTACAACAGTTCCAATTAGAGTCACAGATCAGAAGTACGCAGCTTGAAATAGCTAAATTAGAAGCAGAAGTAACAAGGTTACAAACAGAATCTGCTCTTAATGTTGCCAAAACACAAGCAGCAGAACAAGATCCACAGTTGAAGGTTGCTGAATTACAAAGTAAAATTCAAACTAAACGTGAGGAACTTTCTTTACGTGAAAGGCTTTCTGAGCTTACAAATGATATGAGAAAGAACCAAACCGACACCGCAGCAGCAGCCAAAATGGCCGCAGCAGCCATGAAGACCACAGGAGGTAATTAAAAATGGCAAAAAATAAAGAAACTGAAAACCCAACAGATGACAAAGTAATGTTAGATGGGATACCAGGGGCTGATAAAAAAACAGCAGAAGACGCAGAAGGGTTTAAAGTAGATTTAAACTTTGAAGAGGAAACTAAAACAGACGAAGAAGAAATAGAATTTCCAAAGGAGGCGGAAGTTGAAGAAGTTGAAGAGCTTAAAGCTGAAGAAGAACCATCAGAAGAAACTGAAGAGACAACAGAAACAGAGGAACCTGAAGCTGAACCAGAAGTTGCAGAAGAGTCAGGAGAAGAAACAGTATTGGCAGACGATGACTCAGATACACAACCGGTTGCTGAAACAGTACAAGAAGGATCTAATGAAACAAAAGAACCTATGATCCCAAAATCTAGGTTTGATGAAGTCTTAGCAAAACAAAAAGCTTTAGCAAAACAGTTAGAAGAAGCTACAAACCCTATAGAAAATATAGATAAAGCGCCTGAATATGATTTTGTAGCAAAAGAAATAGAGTATCAAGAACATATTTTGAATGGCGAGGCTGAAAAAGCTGCAGCCCTACGAACTGAAATTAGAGATGCAGAAAGACAAAACATGCTATTTGAAGTCCAAGAGCGTATGGGTAAAACTGTTCAACAAAGCACAGAAGCTGTAGCTTTGCAAAACAAAGCTGTAGAGTTACAAACTGCTCACCCAGAGCTTGATGAAACTAGTGCTAGTTATGACGCTGACTTAACGCAAGAAGTTATGGATTTAAGAGATGCTTTTATGATACAGGGTTTTTCAGGAGCAGATGCTTTGGATAAAGCAGCTAAGTATGTAATCAAACCTGCTTTACCTGCAAAAGAAGAAGCACCAAAAAAAGATGTAGTTGGTGAAAAAATAGTAGAAAAGAAAAAGGTAGCTAATACAACTAAAAAATTAGAAGCTGCTGAATCCCAACCTCCAACTTTAAAAGGTAAAAATAAAGTTGAAAAGAA